CAACTGGGACATCATCGACAAAAGCCAACAAAATAGAATTCAACGGCACCTACTTTGTTGCGGTTGGAACAAGTTTCAGTTCATCGGATTCTACGAAGTGTATTGCTTATTCTATAGACGGAAAGAATTGGACTGCTGCTAACATAACAGGAACTTCAACTACAGAAATGTATGATGTGAAATGGAATGGGTCATCTTGGCTTGCAGTTGGACTTAATGGAAAATATGCAACATCTACAGATTCGATAAACTGGACTATCGGATCTCCTCTTTCTGCAACCAACACAACACAGCCTATTTATTGTGTGTGTTGGCATCTGACAAAATGGATTGTTGGAACAAAAAAGAACACTGGGCCAACACAACCTGAAATTTGGACTTCCACAGATGCTGTTACTTGGACAAGAACATATTTATTTGGAGGAGGACTTCCCGCAGCAGGTGGAGGAGTTTTTGCTTTGGCCACCAATGGCACAACTATTGTTGCTCTTTTAGGAACAGGAAATTCAGCACCAATTTACATTTATTCTTCCGACAATGGAGTTAACTGGATTCAACCCGGAGGAGCTTCTGCAATTCAGCCAAGCAACTGGGGGACCGACGAAAGAGTTACTCTTGTTTGGGCTGGTTCTCCTATAAGCAGATTTGTTTATTCTGGGGTAAATTCTACTTCCCAACCCTCATATAAACTTTGGAAATCTTGGGCTAATTTTCCTTCCGGTCCATCTACTTCTTGGGAACCTGTTAATACGTCTTCTATTTATGGATTTTCTTCAAATAATGATCTTGTAACTCTTGACTTGAAATGGGACGGGTCTAAACTTTGGTTTACAAATAAATCAATTTCAACAGTTTCAGGAGTTGCTTTTTCAACAACTAACCTAACCTCTTTTACAACAGTTTTTACAAAAGACAGGGTTGGATTTTCAAACAGCGGGGTAACAACAATAGCAATAAATAATTCCTAATTGTCAGTTTCTCATAAAATTATACTTATAAATGATGGTAAACAAAGAATTTAATCCGAAATCGAAAGTCCATTCTTTTTCTCAGGCAGTTCCTGACCCAACTCTTCCAAGAGTTCTAGAGGTTAGAGGGCAAAGTTGGGTTTCCTATGGAGCCGATAACTTATATCCGAATGCACTAATTACACCCCTATACAATGCTTCAGCCATGAATAGGTCTTGCATTCTTTCTAAACAAGTTGCACTTGTGGGTGAAGGCTTAAGAACCCTTAACCCCGACTTGGACTATATTCTTGCAAGGGCAAATTCTGACGACGAAGGTTGGAACGATATCTTTGCTAAGGTTTCTTTGGACTACCTAATTTATGGGGGAGCATGTTTGAATATTATTTGGAACCAAACCGGGGACAAGATCATAGACATCTTCCACATGGACTTTAACGATATCCGTTCAGGTCACATTAACCCTGATTCCAACAAAGTTGAGTGGTACTACTACTCAGCAGATTGGACTAAGAGACATAAAGACGTCTACAAGCCAAGAGCATTTAAGTCTTTCGATCCGGCGCACGCAAATCTTTACCCTAACCAAATCCTGTACTTCTTCTTGCACACACCAGGACAGAAGTATTATCCAGTTCCCCAGTATTCTGGGTCTTTGACTGACATACAGGTAGACGTTTCTATTTCTAGTTTTCACTATTATAACCTCCAAAATGGATTATCTCCAAGTTTGTTTATCCAATTTATGGACGGCATGCCTTCCCCAGAAGAGCGTCAAGACATCTACCAGGAAATTGCAAGTTCATGGGCCGGGGTTTCTAATGTGGGTAAATTTTTCTTATCGTTCGCAACTGATCAAGATCACAAAGCGGAAATCACCCCGATTGATTCTGCGAACGACGAATACTATATCACACTTGAACAGAGAATTACTTCAAGAATCCTAACCGGGCACAGAATTACTTCTCCTCTTCTGTTGGGTATTAAAGACTTAGGAAACAGCGGATTCACCAACAACGCTGACGAAATTATCACAGCTTACCAACACTTTACTTCTACAGTTATCCAACCCGACCAGCAAGTTCTGCTGAAGTTGTTCGATAAATTGGTTAAGTACTACGGATACGACACAAACTTCTACATTGAACCAAAGCGTCTATTCAACGAAGAAGGTAAAAAGATTGGTGAACAAACAGTAACAGCAACAGAATAATCATGGCACTACAAGAAGTACTTTTCGTATCAGAGGAGAAGCTAAAGTCTTTTACCTCTATCAACAACAACGTTTCCCCGTTAGATCTTACGCCATACGTCTTAGACGCACAAAATATTTATTTGCAAAATTATCTGGGTACGACGATGTATTGGCAGTTGAGGGATCAAATCCTAACCAATACTTTGACCAACGATAACAAGTACATTCTAGATTCTTATATTGGGAATGCACTTTGCAACTGGGCCCTCTATATGGCTCTACCGTTCTTAAAGTATAAAATCTTTAACAAGTCGGTTTTGTCTCCAACTTCGGAGAATGCAGAATCTATCACCCTGGAAGAGTTAAAGTTCTTGCAGGACCAACTAAGAGGAACTGCTGAGACCTACACCAAGAGAATGATCGAATGGATGGTCCTACACCCCGGGGCTTACCCCGCTTATATTACCCCCAACGTGCTGGATGGCCAACTTCCGGAAAGAGGAAATCCCTACTATTTTGGCTTGGTTACGCCCAAACGTCCATATGCATGGAAACAGAGGCTTGCTTATAGCAACAGAGATCTTGCAAACGTTGGCTGGTATAGCAACGACGGTCTTGCAGGATGTGCAGAATGTGGTCCTAATAGCTACACCAATTCAACAATTTATTAATGGAAAAGAAGAAAGTTGTTGTTAGACTGTCTAAAGTTTACAAGTCTACCGAGGCTAACGAGGCTAAGCTTAAGCAATATTTGAATGAAAGACACACTACAAATCCTAAAAAGCCTAGCTAACGACCCTCTTCCGTATGTAAATACAACGGTTTTGTTTGGACTAACTGCAATGCAGTGGGATTTATTCATTAAAATCCTGGTTGCAATTCCTTCTGTCATCTGGACTTGGTTTAAAGTTGCCAACGAAATTAAAAAATTTAGACAGAAAAGTGAAACACCAGATTCTGAATAAGATATAATATTAAGAGGAATCAATAACTTTTTTGGTATTCTGCAAATTTTATTTATTTAGATTGGTTCCTCTTATTGATATTTTTTACTTTTAACCCGGGGTTTTGTCATAACTTCCCCGGGTTTTTTATGGAACATATGTTTCTTCAGAAACTAGAATAGCATATGAAAAAGATAAACTGCGACTTTAAAGGGGAAAAAAATGGAAATGCCAAGCTGACCTTTATGGATGTCCAACAGATCATCCATCTTTATGAAGGAGGGGGCTACACTTATCAATCGTTAGCCTTGTTGGCAGGGGTTAGTAAGGCCCATGTATACCGTATCATTAAAGGCAAGTCCTGGAAATGAGTTTGACCTTCCGGAAAAAAATGTATAAGAGGACTGGGGTCTATGGACTTTGGCTTCTCTACGATGCAGTTAGAACAGAAACCGGAAAGTTGTATGTGTTTTTATACCACCCAGAATTAGAATTGACCAACATAGAAGATCTTGGGGGAATTCGCCCCAACGAAGGCAATATCGACTATGTTATTACAACCAGATTAAAGAAGAAGGAATTTTATTTTGATAGTCTACCCAGCTAAACATTTATTTCAGGCAAAGTTTCCGTCGTTGGAACCGCACGAAGAAGAGATTTTTTATCAGCATCCCGTGTACGACATCAAGTGCAACCAGCTTGGGACCATCTACTGCGACGAAAGCGACTATGCAATCTACCATAAGGGAGACACCTCCATCGTCAGAGAACAAAGCACCAGAAAAAATTGTGGTTCTAAACTTAGAGTTATCTGGGAATGCTACACAGGAAAAATTACCCAATCTCCCCACTTTCTTTTTGCTAATGCAAATCCTTTAGACACAAGGCAGGAAAACATGATACTGTCTAAACCTCTAACCATCAAACAAAGAGAACCCTACCTGCAAAGAAGGAGAAAATTCGTTGAAGCTTCGGTTGACCATCTTGTTAAAATAGAACAGAGAATGGAGAAGATGGGCCTAGACAAAGAGACATTATATCAAATGCTTATTCTACCATATTGGTTGAAGACTGCACGTATAAAATACAAGGCCCCTACACCCAAAAAACCAAGAGTTGTTAGCTGGGGTGGATCTAAATACCGCACAACAGAAGTAGAAGCCGATGAAGTAGAAAAACTTTTCTTCCAAGGGTTAACCCACTATGCAATCATCCATCGGATGGGTTGGACATCTACTTCCAGAATAAAAAAAATTATCAAAGATCGGGGATTGGTTCGTTAACGACCGTATATTCTTGTACAACAAATAAAAAATATAAATAATGGAAAATAACGAACTATTAGAATTCCTAGAAGACATGTTCTGCTGGATGGACGAAAATGAAATGGAAGTAGTTAACCAAGAAGACATCATATTCTTCATGAAGGTTTACCAAAAAAGGTTGCAAGCAGAAGCAGAAGGGATGAAACAAATGTATCATTCTGCTATAATAAATAAGATGCTTGGAGAATCTGGTATTGATCTACCAGAAAAATAAGCTCATTATCTATATTTTTACACTAAAGTTTCCTTCCTGAGGAAACTTTTTTGTGATTGTGAAGTATATATAGTGTAAGTTATCATTCTTTGGGGGAATGTAAACTAAAAGAAACTTAAAGCCAACTTACCAGTGGAGCCCCAAAATCCCTGGTTTGTTTGGCTTTTTTTATGTAATATGAAAAAACAAAAAGACCCAGCCTTTCTTTTTTACAGTAAAGATTGGTTAACCGGAACAAGTTTCTTTACTTTTGAACAAAAAGGAAAGTACATCGAATTGCTTTGCAATCAACACACTCATGGCCATTTATCAGAAAAAATGATTAAGATTATTTGCCAAGGTGAAATTGACGATGAAGTAATGGCTAAGTTTGAATGTGACAAAGATGGCAATTGGTACAACGCAAAATTAGATTTGGAAATCCAAAGAAGAAAAGAATATTCTATTCTCCAGAAAGAAAGAGTAATGAAAAGATATACCAAAAAAGATACGACCGTAGGTACCGAATTAGATACCGACTTACCTACCTCGCGTACTGAAACTGAAACTGAAACTGAAACTGAAGCTACTATTTCTAAGTTATCTAAGACGCACGTAAGAGAATCCCAAACCCAAACTTTAACAGATCCATTAGAAGATTTATATTCAGATTTAATATGACAAGAGATAACCTAACCCAAACGTTAAGAAAGTTTGATAGAGGAGATAGACTCTCCCTTGGCCAACTTATGTACTTAAACAAACATCTGTGGAAAAAGTATTATGCCTCTAAGATGCCTATCGAAAAACAAAAGTGGAGGGACAAGTGCGAAGAAGTTCAGGTTGAGATAGAGTATTGGGTTGAAGTGGAGAAGACCCATCCATTTGCTTCGCAAGAAAAATATGTCAAGTAGAACCTTAATAATTTGTCAAATGCAAAAAAGATATATAGTCTATGGAAAATAGAATTAAGTATGAAATTGAAGGGCACCCTGGAGAATGGATTATAGAAAATTCATGGGTCTCCGATCTTGGGTGGATTATGATTAAGTTTTATCATTTAGAAGACAAGGTCTTTATGAACATCAACACCAAGACAACTTTAGAACAAGCCCTAAAAAGCACCAATGGGTGGAACCACCCGGACATTCTAAAGATAAAAGAGGTTCGACCTGAGGAAACAAACGGTCCGGACTTAAGTATAATATATTAAAATTATGTCATTTGTAGTAAGAACCCAAAAACAAAGAATGCAGAAGCCCGATGGACACTACATTCTATTCCAGAACAGAGAATTCCTCATTCAGGAAGTAACTTTATCAGCCTCAGGGAGGGTATGTCTAAAATTGCTCGATACAGTGAGGATGGAGTATCAGTTGATCCAGGTGTGTTCGTTAGAAAATCTAATGTCCCTCCACCCTGATTTCCAACAAATAATCGACTAAGTTATGACCGCAGTTAAAGGAAAATGGAAAAACAACACAACAGATAAAATCTTCGTCTACTTTTTAGTTAACGAAGTCAACACAATCGAATATGTGGGCATGACCAACAACGTCTTTAAAAGACTTAGAGGCCACTTCGAAATAAAGAGGAAGAAGAACACAGGCAACGGCAAGTTCTTCGGGAGAGAAGATTTAACCTGCAAAATACTTCCCTTCCCCTACGACAGAAAGACTGCCTACCAAGTGCAGGTCTACCTCCAAGAAATTTGCGGACTCAAAACAGATTCGCAGGCAATTTCAGAAGGAATGAAAGCTTCGAACAAAAAGGCTAAAGTGCTAACCCTAAGACAGAAGAAGAACATTCACAAGTTCTACGAACAGGGTCTATCTAAAGGAGAGATAGCAGAGAAGTATAGAGTTGCACCCAAAAGAATAACAAGAGTACTAAGAGAACATGTCCAATAACGGTTACATCCTACTAAGAGTCGATCCATTCATCTGGAACGACACTTCACTATCTATAGAGCAGAAGATTATCCTGAACTTAATCTTTTCTTTTACAATCCAAGGCAAGTGCTGCTTTCTATCCGACGCCTGGATCTCAACCAAGTTTGGCTTTCAAGAGACCCTGGTCAGAGACATCATCAAGACCCTAGAACGCAACGGCTGGATCAGAGTTAGATATGCACCGGGTGTTGCAAGAACCCTAGCAATCATTATTCCGGGAGAACAAGACCCGTGCGACGACGCAGAGACTGTGGACGTCTTCGAAGTATAACCCAATTTCCTTGACGCCCATCGACCAGTTCATGAAAGACAACTACTACCAGCTGAAGGAGGCTTCCGATAAAATAACCGGAAGACACAAGCTGTCCGATGAACTGCTGCACTATGCAATCGATGAGTTCCTGCACAAACCGAAGGTCGACGACATAGTTGCTTCTGGAGGCGGCCGGTTCTACATAGTTCGAATTATGATGACCCAGTGGAGATCGACAACTGGTCCCTTCTTTCATACTTATATGAAAGGGTCAGATTCCATTACGGAAGAAGTGGAGGCAATCCCAGAAGAGCAAAGCACAGAAGACGAAGCAACTGCAGCCAAGATTAAAGCTGAACTTGCCAAGCTTCCCTGGTTCGACCGGAGACTGTTTGAAATCTACATACAGGAGAACCACACAGTGTCTTCTCTTGCAAGGGCGACAGAAATTCCCCGCACCACAATTTCGCTGGCGATCAACCGAATAAAAAAACACATCAGAAAAACAATATGACAACAACATGGCAATTTGAGGGCACAGATATGTGGTTCACCTCACCAACAGAAACCCTAGATAAGTCTATCTTAACCTATAGAAAGAGACTAAACGACTACGAATCAAAAATCATCTACTTAAATGGAACAAGCACTAACTCTTCTACTGCAGATACTGCTGGTAGCAATGGCGATACCCCCACTGAGGTCGTCCCAACCGTATCGTTGGACACTGGGGAAATTGAAGCTGACGAACAAGAAGCCCTTCGACTGCGGACAGTGTTTGGCTATGTGGACAGCACTTCTACTGCACCTGTGTTTGTGGAAGGCAACACTGCCAATAGCGATACTAAGCGCCTTAGCAACGGCATGGCTAGGAAACGAAACGGATAAAATCTTCGACAGATACTAAGATGACTTGGGAAGAAGAATTAGCAGCCAACGTCCATCTGTTTGATGGGACAAAGAGAGCTTGGTCACCCGATCAAGTAGCCCTGTGCTACAGGATCTACAACGGGTACCACAACGACAGCAAGAGAGACACAGGCTGTGGGTCGTGCAGAAAGAACGTCATAGCCAACTGCAGGAAGATAGCAGTGGAATTCGCCAAGAATAATCCGCCGGGCAATAATTAATAAACAGAAAGGAAAATAGGAAGCAATGATACAAAAGATTAATATAGATCAGGTAAAAGAAAACCCATCCAATCCAAGAACAATTAGGGAAGGCAAGTTTAAGAAGCTCGTGAAGTCTATCCAGGACTTCCCACGCATGCTAGAAATTAGACCCATAGTTGTAGACGAGAACATGATAGTGCTAGGAGGCAACATGAGGCTAAAGGCCTGCAAGGCTGCCGGACTAAAGCAAGTGCACATCATTAAAGTCGATGACCTAACCCCAGAGCAACAGAAGGAGTTTGTTATTAAGGACAACTCTGGGTTTGGTGAGTGGGACTGGAAGGAGTTAGAACTAAACTGGGATCTAGGAAAATTAGACGACTGGGGAATGGAATTTCCTAGAGGAATGATTAAAGGACAGGCGAAGAACGACAACTTCGATGAACCCGTACCTGAAACAACAACTATAGTGGAAGGAGATCTAATCGAGATAGGTCCTCACCGTCTGCTATGCGGTTCGTCGGTTATCTCCGACACGATGGAAAAACTGATGGCTGGAGAAAAGGCGAAGATGGCATTCACAGATCCCCCGTACAATATGTCTTTCGCCGGCACCATAGATAAGTTCGGCAATAAAGGAAAATGGGCGGGAGAGATTATGAACGATAAGATGTCCGACGCAGACTTTAAGGTTTTCCTAAACGACTTCGTGGTTAACCTAGCAATGTATGTACAAGGTGCTTTCTATATTACCTTCTATAGGTTAGGCATCGACCAAATCTACACAGCCCTAGCAGCCAATAACATTCCGGTAAAGTCCTTAATCATCTGGAAGAAGAACAACTTTAACCTTTCCAACTCGGATTATAAGTCTCAGTACGAACCAATCTTCTACGGGTGGATTAAAGACCACGACTTCTACGGGGCTAAGGGAGAGTCGGACATCTGGGAGATAGAAAGAACCCAGGCTAATAAGTTGCACCCAACTATGAAGCCCGTCGAACTAGTCGCTAAGGCAATCTCCAACTCTTCCCAACGAAAAGATATTATCCTAGACATGTTTTTAGGTTCTGGAACCACTATGGTCGCAGCCCACCAACTAGACCGTGTCTGCTACGGCACCGAACTAGATCCTAAATACTGTCAGGTGATAATAGACCGAATGGTTAAACTCGATCCGAATTTAGAAGTTAAGATCAACGGGATAAAGCAGGTCCTCTAAAGGGACCCCGCCGCCATCCCAGATAGTTTCCGTCCATAATATAATAATAACCAATGGCAAGAATAGAAAGAGATCCAACAAGACCAGCAAAGAATCCTGAGATAGAAGCTCTAAAGGAAGAATTCTTAGAAGCATTAGAAGGTGTACTTGGAATAGCATCAACAGCATGTCACCAAGTGAACGTGCCTTATAAGAGATACAAGAAGTGGCTACAGACAGATCCAGAGTTTAAACGTGCAGCAGAAGCAATCACAGATGTAACTATAGATTATGTGGAGACACAGCTTTTTAGACAGATACAAGATGGCAACACCCAAGCAACCATGTTCTATCTCCGCACCAAGGCTAAACACAGAGGCTATGCTGAAACACCTTTATTAAGCATAGATTCTATTAATCCAATCCAGATACTACTACCCAACGGAGTTAACCCGCCCGAATTACCAATTATAGATATTACACCGGATGAAGATGACAACTAAGGTTAACCAACAGACTGAAGTGGAATCCCACCCGTAAAGAAAAAAGGGACGGGCTAATCGCACGAGCGGGCCGCGAAAAGCATATGACAGCAAAGAAACAATTCAAGTTCCTGGACTGGTTCGCCCCAGTCTTCACAGAAGATAAGACTTACTGGGTTATCTCAGGGGGAAGGGCTTCGGGTAAGTCAACCCAAGCTGCAGCGTATTTCCTTATGAAGCTAATGGGCAAAGAATATTTCCGGGGGGTAGTTTCCAGGTACACCCAGAAGTCTATATCCTCTTCGATCTACAGAGACATCTTAGATCTCATAGCCGATTGGGGTCTTACCCCCTACTTAACTATTAAGGGCGACGAAATAAAACTTACGGGTTCCCGCAATATGATTACCACCCATGCTATGAGACTCCAGGAAGGTACAGTTACCTCAAAGGGAAAAGGTTTATCTAAGGTTACCCATCTCCTCATAGACGAGGCTACAGAATTACCTTCAGAGGAAGAGTACATTAAGCTAATAGATTCGTTTAGACAGAAGGGATCAGAAAGAAGAATCTTTCTTTTGTTTAACCCGACTACTAAGTCCCATTGGATCTATAGGAGATTCTTTTTGCCTGATGGGCAGCCCAACCCAAGATGGATTAGCAATCATGGCTTTATCCATACAACATATAGGGACAACCAAAACAACCTTGATCCAACTAAGATAAAAGAATGGGAAGACTTAGCCCTCCAGGATACAGAATATTTCACCCACCATATTCTCGGGGAATGGAAAGCAATCGGAGAAGGTCAAGTGTTCCGTAATTGGCACTTTGAATTTAGCCCCGATCCCGAGGCTGAAATAGTCTATGGGTTGGACTGGGGGTTTTCCTCAGATCCTACAGCATTGGTCAAGGTGCACAAGAGAGGCAAAAGAATCTGGGTGGAAGAGTTAATGTACGACCGGGGCTTAACCAACGACGACATCTTTGCCCGCATGGAGAAGCTGGGAATCCCTAAGACTGCGTCGATCTTTGCTGACTCAGCAGAGCCCAAGTCGATTGAGACAATTAGACGGTTGGGCTTTAGAAACGTCCAGGCAGCTGCCAAAGGTCCAGATTCAATCAGGGCCGGTATCGATAGACTAAGGTCCTACGAAGTTTATGTTCACCCGTCTTCAGAAAACCTCATAGAGGAATACTATCAGTATGCCTACCGTGCGGGAACAGATAAACCCATCGACGACTATAACCACTGCATGGATGCTCTTCGCTATGCTGTTTCCGCCCTCAAAGAGGGAAACCGCTACGCAGTCATAGCAAGGTCGAAAAAATCTCCGGCAGAAGAATTCTAAAATATACTTATTAATAAAGACAATGGCTAATACACCAACCAATACCTACAAAGAAGTTGTGGAACTGTTCCAGAGCATCTGTTTGTCCCACCTTGCTGTAAAGCAATTCCAACTGGGCGGAGACATTTCGGACATGGACATCCAAAGCAACGTTAACCCCTTTGTGAGGTACCCATTAGTGTTTATGATTCCGGGCATCTCTACGATGGACAGGTACGGCAAGATGGTTCTTGGGTTTTCTTTTGTTGTGGCCGATATCGCCCAGAACGACGAAGACTACCAAACAAACACCCACAACAACACCCTCATGATTATGCAGGACATCTTCAGCAAGATCATCAACACAACCTGGGAGGAAGTCAATATCGAATTGGAGACCCCAATCAACTTTACGTTCTTTGTGGAGAAGTTCAACAACAACCTTGCGGGGGTTTCTGCAGAGATTAACGTCATAGTTAAGTCTCCGTTTAATCTTTGTGACGCTGCGTTTGCATAATGGGAAAGGGAGATCTAAATTTGACCCGTGTAATCAAGCAGATGGAAAAGCTGATTGCAGATAGACTTAGGTCTCAAGCACCTGTGTCCGACAAGTCCAAAGGCGGTTCGAAGGGCAAACTTAAAAGGTCTATCAAGGTCAAGGGCTACTTAGCCCCGGACGGCCTACAGTTTAAGATTGGCTTTGAGACCTATGGCATATTCTTGGATGAAGGCACAGGGGTCTACGATAAAGGTCGTTCCCCAGATAAACCCTGGAATCCAAACCCAGGTCCGGGCAAAGGCGGCATCAAGCCAAGATACTGGACCCACCTGCCAAAGCAGGACAGCATCAGATTTAAAATGCTGATTACAGAAGAAGTAAGACAACAAGCGAAAGCAATTATATTAGGAAAACAATAATGGAAGCGAAATTTAAAATTGGAACCGAAGAGTTTGGGTTCAAAGAGATAACCCTAAAACAGTACTACGAGCTGTTAGAAATCCTGGGCAAAGAGGGAAAGGCCGCAGAGTTTAAAGTTGTTCAGTGCATCACAGGCTGCCCAGTTCCCCTGCTGAAGAAGCTAAAGTTTAACGATTGGCTGATAGTGTGGGACGAAACCAGGATCCGCATAGACGAACTGATGGGCAAAGCAGATGTGATTAAGCCCGTCATAGAGTTTAACGGGGTTAAGTTTGCCCTTCCTGCTGTGGAAGATCTGAGCATCGGAGAGTTCGCAGATTTAGAGGTCATCTTTTCTTCCCCCAACTCTAAGGAAAGGCTGCACGAAGTTGCAGCAATCCTGTATCGCCCAATCAAAAAGCAGGTGGGCAAAGTTACAGTCTTAGAAGACTACACTGCAGAAGACGTTAAGGTTAGAGCAGAGGAATTCTTAGACCTCCCAGTGTCAGCAATCCGTTCTGCTAATGCTTTTTTTTTGCAGTCCGCAAACTCATTACTAAAGAATATCCAGGAATCTTTGCTGAAGAACCCCCAAATGAAGAAGATGTCCTCCGAAGACCAGGAGGTCTTCCGAAGCCTTCTACAGCTAGATCTTGGTGGCAGCTCATCAATTCACTTTGCGGAGAGGATCCTATCCGATTTCATGCAGCAGCGAAGATACGGATTAGAGAAGCCCTTAATTGGGTTGCCTGGAAAAAAGCAGAGAATCAAAAAGCTGTTCAAGACCTTCAAAGACAAATTAACCACAAAGTAAAATGAGCATAGTTTCCACAATACAATCTCCACCGATTTGGTCGGCAGCATACAACCCCATTGTTTGGCAGTGTCAATCTGACCAAGTCAACCAGTTCCGATTTAAGTATGTCTTCGACGTCTACTTCGGGGGAGCAACCGGACCAGTTAGATTCAAAGTTCCAGCCAACCCTGCAGGGCTTGGCACCATCGACGTTTCGTCTTTGGTCCAGGTGGAACTAAGCATCAATGAAAATCTTCCGATGCTTAGCACAACCCCGTTCTACACTGGAGAAGCCTTAGCAACTGAGGTCTACGTTTTGGCTGGGGAGGAATACGCAACCACAGCAACAGGACCTTTGGTCATCTACGACGGTCTAGGATTTATTGGTGCCCCTGCGTACGGACTGTATGCAGATGGAAACTTTAGACCTGCACCGAACTACACAACCCCAGTGGTTGCCTGGGCGGCAGGACAAAACCCCCAAGACTATTACGACTGGTTGGCTCTTGGTGGAGAAGTTGCACTGGACTATGAGATGGCACTTGGACAAACCCAAGACACCGGCGGAAAGTTCCTAACCCGTTGCCCTTATACGCCCCAGTCCATTAGATCGGACGAAGATTTTACGTTGACTTGGTTGAACTACAACTTCGAAGCTGCAACCGGACCGCAGAGAGTTCCGTATGCAATGAAGGCTTCCCTCTACAACAACGGAGTTTCTGTTGGGGAGAGCATCTTCTACAACACAACCACAGAGGGCGGCGGACCTTGGCTGGACTGCGACGGACCTTACCCTGGAGGACCAACCGGAGCAGAGTGGTATCTGCAGTCGTTTAAGATTAACCCAGCCGAAATTACGACATACACCAGAACCAAATTTGAACTCTGGGCAAGCCAAGATCAACCACCATACTACGGATGGCAGTTCGGGGCTTTCTCTCCGACCGCAGATGTGTTTCCTAACCAGATTTCATCTGGACTTACCCCACCAGTTTCAGGTGTAAGCATAGGTTCCGAAGACGACACTTGGCTAACCCTTAGTCCAACCAATGCAACAGGTTCTACTGAGATTGTCTACAAAGCCATATCGGTACCCAACGGTTCAGTGTTAGAGTTAGAACTTGGTTCTTCCAACGCTTGGGGAACAGATTTTCCTGAGTTCCAACTGTGGGGAAGTACGGGTGCTACCCTAACAACTGGTTCAAACTGGGAAAGGATAGGGGACTTTACGCCTTCGGAAAACCCAACTAATTTTACTTACTATACATTTACTGGTACGGTAGCTAAAACTTACTATGCCCTAGGTCTTAGATTCAAAGTTTCTGGACCAACTCAGTACAACCAAACCTTGATTGGACCAACCGGTTACCCTTCAGCAACAAATCTAAACGTTATCAACAAGTGGGACATCACTTCTCCGTTGACCGCCCAGTTCGACCAGATTTGTCTACAACTTTTCCCTAAAGCAACCCAGTTTTCCGACTGTGAACTTGGGGCTACGGGGCTAAGCGAAGAGATCTGTCTTACCATAGACGACACAAACTGCTGGGGATTCCAGCCAATCCGCTTCGCATGGCTAAATAACTTGGGCGGCAGAGATTGGTTTACCTTCATCAAGCGTAATACTTTCACTCAAGTGGCAGAAAGATCTACGTTCTACCAGCTTCCTGGGTACTGGTCGGGATCCTATTCAGTGCAGAACAACCAGCCGGCAAGGTTTGGTACCACAGTCTTTAACGTTGCCCTTGAGAACAGCTGGACAGCTTCGACAGATTGGCTAACCGAAGAACAATCGGCTTGGCTGAGAGGCATGTTTGCTTCCCCGCACGTTATAGTTTACCTGCCCGATAGAACAGAACCAGTTCAGGTTGTGATTACAGATGCATCTTATTCGGTGCAAACCATTCGCAGGGAAAACCTATTCCAATACTTTGTTTCATTTGTGGAATCTCAGCCGGACGTAGTACAAGGATATTAATATGAAAGCACAGTTATACGCCAAGAACACCCTTAACCAAACGGTACTTCTCCAACTAACAGAGGACTTTCCGATCAACATGAATCTGTCGGTGCAGGACCAAAATCCCTTCACCACAAATTCTTTCTATTCTGAAACGTTTAGGATTCCTGGACAGGGAGCGAACGGCAAGTTCTTCGAAGACGTCTACTCAGTCAACGGGGCGACCTTCAATGCTGGAAAAGCAGCAGAGGCCTGGATTTTAGCCGATGGTTTTATCTTCTCCATAGGAAATCTTAGCTTGGTCAACGTTTACACAAACGACTACAGCGGGACCATCGAATACGAAGTGTTCTTTATGGGGGACACTTCCAACTTTGCAACGTCGGTTGGTGATGCTTTCATGAACACCATCGACACAACAGAGTTAAACCACAATCTAACCTACTCAGCCATTACGACTTCTTGGGGAGCCTCAGGGGGAACCACTGGTGGATTCAAAGATGGCAACGTGCTCTACCCGTTGTGTGAGTGGGGCTACGAATACGACAGCAACAACTACCCGACCCAAGCAACTCTTTCTGTAGGCTATCCCAAAGGTTCTTCTGGGCCCAAAGGTGGATCGTTCACAAACGGGGCTACTTCGGGGCTAACGCTAACCCAGTTTAAACCGGCAGTTAGAGTTAAGTGGCTGTGGGACAAGATCTTTTCGGACGCAGGGTTTACCTATAATTCGGACTTTATCAACTCAGAACTGTTCGATAATCTGTACATGATATCGGATTCGGTTTCCAGAACCAAACAGGATATCCAAGCAGGACTGTGCAAGATGACTGCAAACGACTTTACCCTCTTTACAGGGCAGCAAGAAATAGTTAGGTACACCAACACAATTTCCAACGTAGACAGGGCTTTTGAACCTGTTACATCAACTTGGATTTCTCCGGCGGACGGAGACTTTACGTTCAACATCAGCGGCTACTGCTACTTCCCAATTGGCAACTTTGGATATCCACAGGGTGCTTTTAAAGTCTACGTCTACAAAAATGGTAGCACTTTAATAAACACCCCGGTAGTTAGGTTGACCCCAAACCCCACTTTTTCCCTTGGTCCTTTTATAACCTATTGGCAGGAGAACCTAGTTGAAACTCTTTTACAGGGGGATAGAATTACTGTACAGATTCAACAGATGCCCTACGGAAACTCTTCTGCAGTATTCGGGGGAAACACCTTCCAGTGCGGAGACGCCCCGGATTTCGTTGTTGTTTCGTCTTTCTTCCCGGGCCAAGGAACCCTAAAGAAAATAGAATTTATCAAAGCCATCACCACCATGTTTAATCTGGTGTGGGAGCCAAGCAGAGAAGAAGAAAAGAATTTCCAAATTCAGCCATGGGTTGACTGGGCAGAAAGCGGTTCTCAGAAAGACTGGACGAAACTCTTAGATGCTTCGACCGACATGCAGTTAACCCCTGCTTTTATCGGACAACCCCACATTCTAAACTTTACTGGTCTTGACGATAGCGACCTACAGAACACAGAATACCAGGACGAATACAAGAGAAACTGGTTGTACAGAGAATTCAATTCTGGAATTAAAGTTATTAGAGAGACTGGAGAAGTTTCTATTCCATTTGGGGGAACACCTTTGGAATCTATTCCTTCTAAACTTGTTACCCAATATCCAGATTGGGTTATCCCAACGATGGGCAAACTGCTTCCCGGAGATCCTGCACAGAACCAATCTGGTAAAGTGCAGTCCATTCAGCCTAAACCCCGCATTCTGTTCTACAACGGGCTACAGAACAATCCTGTTCCCTGGTATTTAGACAACGATGCACTTGGCCCAACTGGAACAGCACAGAACCAATACCCACTTGTGTCGGAGTTTTCGTCTTTCCCGCCGGACAACTTTACAGAACTTGTTCTAAACTTCCAGTCTAAACCAGCCCTGTGGTCTAATGCTTCTACGTTTGTTCAGCAGTCTCAGAACGACCTGTATGTGACCTATTGGCAGAAGTATATTGAGTGGATCTACAACGTCTACAACAGAAGAGTTACTGCAACCTTTAGACTTGACCCATACGACGTGCAAAACCTTAAGTTCAACGATAAAGTTTGGGTTAAGGATTCTTGGTTCTTCGTAGAGAAGATCAACAACTACCCAGTAGGAGAAGTTGCACTGGTGGAAGTAGACTTAATTAAGGTTCCAGATTCTATTACCCCTCCGGGCGTTGTTCCAGCAACAGGTCCAACAGGAGGAGTTTGCTTCTCAGTTGCAATCTGCAACAATGAACCTGATCTAGAGATGGATCCCGTGTCCTGGACCTATGTGGATTGCAATTTAGAACTGCAGTCCATAACTCTCTATCCATCTACTTGTCAAACTTTGTGTGCGTTATACCCTAACCCTTATACACTGCCCAACAACTGGACTGAAATTCCCAACGGAAACTGCATAGATGGAATTTATGCAACCGCAGGTTCCTTTGTTGAAGTTGGTCTTACTGCAGGAGATTACATTGCAGAAGGAAAAATAACTACTGCACTTCTTTCTGGAGCAACCGCAGGACCAACGGGAACCTTTATTCCTATGCAGTACTTCACAGTCACAGGGGAAGACAGCATTTCAGTTCTGTACAACGTTCCATTTGGCTACGGGGCTAAGATGGATTTAATCTTTGCCAACGGGGCTTCCGGAGCAACGATATTCTCAGAAACTATCACCCTTAGAAAAGACGGAGTCATTGCTGCAACTGCTGCAAGAAATGCCCCACTATCTTATCAGCCAATTTCTGCCAAATGGCCTGCTGGAATTACCGGGGGAAGCTACTCAGCAGAATTGATACTAATCTACTAAACAGAAACACACAAAAATATACTTATAGCAAATGGCGGATATTAATTTTGAGGTAAGCGGCTTTAAGACCTTTAGACAGGAACTTAAAGACGCACAGATAGAGATGCAGAAGGTCATCGCCCAGTTTGGGGAGACCTCAGCACAAGCACAGAATGCAGCAAAGAACGTTGCAGAAATCAAAGACAAGATAGACGACGCCAACGATGCAGTTTCGTCTTTCACTGGTGCTGGACAGTTTCAAGCAGTAGGTAAAGCAGTACAAGCTACAGCTGGTGCATTTGCAGCTGCCCAAGGTGCAGCAGCACTCTTCGGTTCCGAATCAGAAGACCTGCAGAAGACGATGGCCAAACTGCAGGGTGCTTTGGCTTTGACCCAGGGTCTTGCTGCTCTTGAAGATGCAGGACGTGCATTCAAACAGTTGGGCACCGTAGCAGTTTCTGCTTTCAATGGAATCAAAGCAGCAATTGGTTCTTCTGGGATTGGTCTACTGGTCATTGCAATTTCTGCAGCAGTTGTAGGACTTACTAAAGCATTTGGGGATGCCGATGAACAAGAAAAGAAAAACCAGGAAACTGTCGACAGTCTTACCAAGTCTTATGAGAAATTAGGAGACGAAATTAATAGGGCTTCCGCCGAAAATAAAAGGTCTACAGATCTAAGAATAGCAGAGGCAGAGAGAGATAAAAAGTCCCTTGAAGAAATTGCTAAAATTAGAGAAGATGCTTCTTTAGAAGAATCAAGACTTGTTATCGTCCAGATAGAAACCCTACAAGGTCAGTACGACAAGAGAAGAAAGCTTGCAATTGCTGCAGCAAAGAAAGAGGGCAAAGACGTTGAACTTGCAAAACAAGAATTTCAGGACGCCTACGAAAAACAACAAGCAGATCTAAACGAAAAGCTTTACAATCTTGACAATCAAAGAAAGATTGATGCGATTAAACTTGAAGTAGACTTAGCTGCAGAGAGAAAAAAGAAAGACGAAGATGCTGCCAAGAAAAGAAAAGACAGGGCGAAGAATGAACTTGACGCCCTAAATGCTCTTAACGAAGCAAGAAGAAAGAAGATAGAAGCTGGAACTCTTGACGAGCTTGACCTTGCTAAAGTTAAGTATGACAACGACTTAGCAAGACTAAAAGAGGCTAAGGATAAAGAACTTGCCCAGGAGGATTTAACTGAAAAGGCTAAAAAAGCCATCAGAGAAAAGTATGCACTTGAAGCAGATACTCTTCTGATCGAATACAGTAAGACCCAGCAAGACATAATAGAAAAGAGAAACAAAGAACTTCTTGCTAAGGAAAAAGAGTATCAAGACCAGGTAAAACAAATTAGGGATACTGAACTTAAAACTCAGATTGAAAACACAGATGCCTATTTCACCCAGAGAGAAACTAAACTACTTGAATCGGGGCTAAGAGAAAGGGACTTGTTAAAAGCCCAAGACCAACTAGAATTAGAACGTCTTGAAGCACAACTTCAGAATGCAAAAGACTACGGGGAGAGCACAATAGAAATAGAAAAACAGATTGTAGAAAAGAAAAAGGGGATTAAAGACAAAGAAATTTCAGATACCCGTGCAAGAAACGAAGCACTGTTAGCTGCAGCTTCTGAACTTGTGGATGCTTTATCATCTCTTTCTAAGTCTCAGATGTCAAGAGAACTTGCAGCAGCAGAAGATAATGCAGCAAAGCAAGAGCAAATCAAAGAAGAATACTTCGAAAAAGACAAAAACTTCCAGTATGCTAAGACTACTATAGCAGGTATCCAAGCCGGAATGCAAGCATTTGCCCAGGGTATGGAAATTGGAGGACCTGTTCTTGCAGGTGTTCTATTGGCTGCTTCAGCTGCAACCACACTGATCCAACTTGCAGCAATTGCTAACACCCAATACGTAGGATCTTCTTCTAGTTCTACTTCTAAAACTTCAGATTCCAAAGGAAAAGGTTCCCAGTATGCAGAAGGTGGACTTCTCTACGGACCTTCCCATAACATGGGCGGCATAAGAACTGCTCTTGGAGAGCTTGAAGGCGGTGAATTTGTGATTAACAAACAGTCTACTGCAGCTTTCCTACCACTTCTGCAGCAGATAAATGCAATGGGTAACCAAGGAAACCCACAGATGGCAGGGGTTGGTCAAGGTCCGTCTAACATAAGAGCCTACGTTTTGGCTGGAGATGTAACTTCCGCACAAGAAGCAAATGCAAGACTGAACAGTTTAGCCAAACTATAAACAAAATATACTTAGTAATATATGGAAAACAATAAAAAGGTAATCGAACTGGAAATCGTAGACGAACTGGAACAGTCCGGAGTTTCTGCTATTTCCCTTGTAGACGTTCCAGCCATAGAAAGAAATTGGCTAGCATTTAAAAGAGAAGAATTTGTAGAACCAGGAGCTGGTGAATCAGAAGACGAATTTGTTTCAAGATGCATTGGCGTTTTAGTTGGCGACGAAGGTTATGAAACTGACCAAGCAGCTGCGATTTGCTACAACACATACAGAGAAAAGCAGAGTGCTGAAGAGTTTGCAGCCACCTACACTGACTATCCAGAAGCAGCAGTAGAAAATGCCAAAAGAGCTTTGGCTTGGGCAGAAGAAAATGGCTGGGGAGACTGCGGTATGGGTCCAGGTAAAGCACGTGCCAACCAACTTGCAAATAGAGAACCCATTTCGGAAGACACAATCGCAAGAATGTCCGCATTCCAAAGACACAAGCAGAACTCAGATACACCCTACGGCGAAGGTTGTGGCAAGTTGATGTGGGATGCATGGGGCGGAGATGCTGGAGTAGAATGGGCAGAAAGAAAGCTAAAGTCTATCAGGGAAGAAATGTCTATTGATACTGCAGGTTTGCCTACTTATGTAGACGAAGTGCCCAAGAAGAAAGCAAAAATGGAATCTGAAGAACTAGACATCTACGGCTACAGAACTTCTGACTTCCACATGTGTCCAGGTGCAATTGCAACTTTCACCCATCTGATGGAGATGAATCCTGACGAAGACACAATCGGAATGATCCGTGCAGCAGCAGTTATAGCGGACACAATCTTTGACCTGGAAGAAAGGGTAATCGAAGACGAATCTGCTTCTCTAAACGATGTGAAAGAAGCAGTAGTTCTAACCGATGACTTCTTCGACGTCATGGGAGAAATAGACAAAGCTCTTGGAATGGAACATGATGTTGAGTATATGATTGGTCATGTCGAAAAGATTAAGTCCTACTACACAGAAGAATTTGCAGAACCAGCTTCTGGAAATAAAGGTGATAGACCACTTGCTAGAATTCCCGAAGAAGAAAGAGGTCGTACGGGTTCAGATAAAAACGAACCTGGAGACACCAAGACTTCCAGAGGAGGAATAGAAGTTCCTGCAGATGTAGAGAAGACTTTGAAAGACAAGATAGCAAAGCACAACGAAGACAACCCACAAGATTCACAAAAAGCAGATCTTGGAATGCTAAAAGCAGTTTGGAGAAGAGGTTCTGGTGCCTATTCAGTAGGAACCCCCGGTAAAAGAGGAATGGCAAGACCACAGTGGGCCATGGCTCGGGTTAATTCTTTCCTAAACATTTTAGCTGGAAAGTCTTCTGGATACGACAAAGACTACACCCAAGACAACGACCTGCTACCTAAAGGTCACCCAAAGCACTCAGAAGAAAAGATGTCTAAACTATTTTTTGCTTCTGAAGACCAACAGATTGTAGTTGGACCAGCTATGGTGCCGGACATGGAAATTCCCCGCAAGATAGAAGAAGGCCCCGAAAAAGGTAAACCCTACTGGGTTAAATTTTCTAAAGAAGTTATTTCTAAAATTGCAGAAAAGTTCATGAGAGAACTTCGCAATGCGAACACAAACATCCAGCACGACGAAGCAGCACCTGCTTCTTCCTATGTAATGGAAAGCTGGATAGTCGAAAACGAAGAAGACAAAGCCAACACCCTTTATGGACTTGACCTTCCGGTTGGTTCATGGGTAGTTAAAATGAGAGTGCAGTCTCCAGAAATCTGGAAGCAGATAAAGGCTGGTAAGTTAAACGGATTTTCTATCGAAGGAAACTTCATGGAAAGAGAAGACTACGAGCAATACCAAAAAGACAGGGAGCTTTATAACAGAGTTGTAAAAATCCTAAAAACTATCTAACAAGAAATGTCATGTTGTAAAACTGATATACTTCTAAATATAAACCACTAAAAAATAAGTTTAACCTATGAATTTCTATCAAGAAAAACTAAACCAAATCAAGATTGCTCTAGGAATGGAAGTCAAGATGGCTGAAGCTATGTTGGAAGATGGTGTAACCAAAGTAGAAGCGGAAGCTTTTGAAGCAGGAAAAAAGATATTTGTTGTATCTGAATCCGGTGAAAAAGGTCCAGCTCCTGAAGGCACACACACTACCGAAGACGGAACTAAAGTTACTGTAGACGCCGAAGGAACAATCACTGCAGTAGAGGAACCAAAACCAAAAGTTGAAGTTGAAATCGAAGCAGCAGCAGTAGTAGAAGATCCTGCTAAAGAAGAAGCTCCTGTTCCAACAGAAGGAGACATCATGAAAGAAGACATGAAAAAATTGGTTATGCAATGCATGGAAGCAATCGAAGAAGTTGCTAAAGAAGTTGCAGTAGTCAAAGAAGAAATGGCTTCCTACAAATCAAAGATGGAAAAAATGTCAGCTACACCAGCATCGACTAAGATTTCTACCTTTAACACTGAATCTCCAGAGCCATTAAACCCAATCGAAGCTAGACTTGAAAGCCTTAAAGCTATCAGATCTGGTAAATAATAACTAAACAAAACAAAAAATAATAAACTAAAACTATGAGTTTCGATCTATCAGGTTTGTCGGTTTATACCGACCAACTTTCAACCGACCTGGTTTCTAAAGCCCTTTTGAAACCACACTCAGTTCAAATGATGACAGTTCTTCCAGGCAAGACAGCTGGTACTTCTGCAATCAACCTTTTGAACTCTAACCCCTACATTATAGATGCGACCTGTGGGTTCAATTCTACCACTACAGGTCCTGGTGGAGCAACGGGTAACACCACATTGTTCGACCAACTTGATCTAGTTGTTGCTACAAAAATGCTGAAAGAGCAACTTTGTGCGGACGACTTGAGAGACTATTGGCTATCTTCACAGATGACCCCTTCTGCTTATGTTGAAAACAACCTTCCTTTCGAGGCTAAGATTGCTGAAAACAAAGTAAACAACGTTGCTGCATACGTAGAAACTACTGTATGGAACGGAGACGGAGGTCAACTTGACGGTCTTTCTGCACAAATCACCGTTGCTAACGGAGCGATTGGTGGAACAGGTGCTGGTATTACAGTTCCTTTGACTGTTGCAACTGCTTTCGACACAATCTGGGCTATTTTCAACAAATTGTCTAACCCACTTAAGCAGGAAAGAGATTTGATCATGTACATGTCAATGTCGAACTATGCAATCGCAGTTCAGTCTCTTCTTAAGCAAGGTAATTCGCTTATCACACAGTATCCTACCATCTCTAATGCATCTGGAGACGTTCCAAATTCATTCCAGTGGCCTGGTACATCAATGCAAATTTTCGGGGCCCCCGGAATTTCTTCGAACAGTCAAATCTTCCTAGGACCTAAGAAATACATTTTCTTCGGAACAGGTTTGATCGACGATGCTGATCGCTTCAAGTTCTACTACGATCCGTCTCAGGATGTTCAGAATTTCTTATGCCGTTTCAAGCTTGGAACTTCTGTTTACGCATCTCAGTTCGTTTCAACTGTAGCTTAACCCAGTTAACCTCAAAATCCGGGGCTAATAAACCCCGGATTTTTCTAAAAACTAAAAAAACAAGACCAAAATCATATGTCAACTTCATGTAACCTCTCCGCAGCAATCGCTTTAGATTGTATGGATTTTATCTCAGGGATTAAAACCCTTTGGGTTTCTTCTGACGCTGATTTGGGAACTATAGTGTCAGGTGCAACTGCAGGGATTACCTCCCTTGTTGGAGCAACAGGAACATTCTACCAGGTAGCTGTAGCAAAGGATAGCGCAAGCTATACCGAAACATTCAACGTATCAAACGTTAATGGCACGGCATTCTGGGAACAATCTACTGTTATTCCAGTTCAGCACATGACTTCAGCTAAAAGAGCACAACTTCAACTTCTTGCTTACAACAGGGACTGCAAAGTTTTGTTCGAAGATAACAACGGTCTCTATTGGCTTTCAGGAGCTAGCAGAGGAGCGCTTATCAGTACAGGTACTAACACTACCGGAACTGCAGTTGGAGATTACAACGGCTATAACGTTACCTTAACAGCACAAGAACCAGAAATGGCTTATCAAGTTCTAAACTTGGCAGCTCTAACTGGACTTTCTATTGTAGACGCTTAATAACGTCCAACACACAAAAGGACGCTTTCTATTTTCCCTACGAAGGCCGGTTTATCCGGCCTTTGTTGTGGTGTCTTTTGTCATTTTTTTGGGTTTTTATACTTCTATATGATGTTAAACTTCATTCAAGGAACCACCGGAACTGCAATTATCTATGCAGATACCATTTCGAACAATGAGATAACTTATGGAAACCACTTTTTATTTGGATTTCAAAGCACTTATTCGAAAAGATGGACCTATGTAATTCCAACGGTGAGCGAAAGGAATGATAGATTTATTCAATTCACAGTCGGGGCTACGGGGCTACAAGAGATGCAAAACTGGACTTATTCTGTTTGGAACTTTGCTTCTTTTGCAACTGGACCTTCTGGAGGATTATTGATTGATAAAGGACAAATGTTTTTAACCCCCGCATGATAAATTTAACCGCAGGACAAGTAAATCAAGTTATTATCTACGCAGATACAATTTCTGACGAAGTGGTAACTTTTGGGGATTACTTTTTGTTTGGCTTACAAGACACATACACCAAAGAATGGGAATATGCTATAGTTCCTTACACCAAGAGAAACAATAGATTTATTAATTTCCAACTTTATGTTTCTGATGCTTGTATAGACAACCCATTCGACGGAGAACTTTTCCTAAGATATCCCGGAAACTGGACCTATAAAATTTGGAATTTAGATTCTCCAATTTTAGATCCTTCTGCGGGAGATCTAATAGACCAGGGACAAATGTACTTAAATGAGTACAACCCCCCTGAAATTGTCTATACGGAATATGTTTCTGATAATAACAACTTAGAATCAGAAGTTTACATGTATGCAGAAGACATAGAATTTGTTTCTTATTCTTCAAGCAACAACAATTTAAGAGCCGTCATTTACTACTCAGGACAATTCTTCTGCTGTGTTATTGACGAATTCAACTCACCATATGTAGTTTCAGGATACGAAGTATCTACATGTGACCCACTTTACGTTACCGATCTAGGATTCTTAGAAATTCTTGATGACGGAGAACTTTACATAAATGCAGCATAAAATATAACAATGGCAGGAAGATTAAAATTAGGAGCAACCGGAGGAGGTCAAATAGAGATTGCAAAATCTCCAAGCACCCCTGCAGCTCCCACAGTAAACTATTTAAATGTATTCGTCAATGACGATGGACAATTAGCAAGTATCGGGGCTACCGGAAACGTTATCATCTACGGTGAACAATATAGCGGAACTTCCGGAACCAGCGGCACAAGTGGCTCTTCGGGCTCCTCAGGAACTAGTGGATCAAGCGGTTCGTCAGGTACAAGTGGAAGTAGTGGATCTTCAGGCACAAGTGGAAGTTCAGGTTCTTCTGGAACCAGCGGCACAAGTGGAATAGATGGCACAAGTGGTTCGTCCGGTTCTTCTGGAACCAGCGGCACAAGTGGTTCGTCAGGTACAAGTGGAAGTTCAGGATCTTCAGGCACAAGTGGAAGTTCGGGTTCTTCTGGAACCAGCGGCACAAGTGGCACAAGTGGAAGTTCGGGTTCTTCCGGAACAAGTGGAAGCAGTGGTTCTTCGGGCACAAGTGGAAGCAGCGGAACAGATGGCACAAGTGGCTCGTCAGGCACAAGTGGTTCTTCGGGAACAAGCGGAAGCAGCGGTTCTTCTGGAACAAGTGGAAGTTCGGGTTCTTCTGGAACCAGCGGCACAAGTGGTTCTTCGGGAACAAGCGGAAGCAGCGGAACAGATGGAACAAGCGGTTCGTCAGGAACCAGTGGAAGTTCAGGTTCTTCTGGAACAAGCGGAAGCAGTGGAACAGATGGAACAAGCGGTTCTTCGGGCACAAGTGGTTCGTCCGGTTCGTCAGGAACAAGTGGAAGCAGTGGAACAGATGGAACAAGTGGTTCGTCAGGCACAAGTGGAAGTTCAGGTTCTTCGGGAACAAGTGGAAGCAGCGGAACAGATGGAACAAGCGGTTCGTCAGGAACCAGTGGAAGTTCGGGTTCGTCAGGAACAAGCGGAAGCAGTGGAACAGATGGAACAAGCGGTTCGTCAGGAACCAGTGGGGGAACAGGATCTTCGGGTTCTTCCGGAACAAGCGGTTCGTCAGGAACCAGTGGGGGAACAGGATCTTCGGGTTCTTCCGGAACAAGCGGTTCGTCAGGAACCAGCGGAACCGGATTCAACACAGTTGCTAATTTTGGAGCGACAAGAGTTCTTATTTCAGATGGAACTTCTCAAGGAGCTACCGCAGCAAGCAATCTAACTTTTGATGGTTCTGTTCTTGGAGTTACTGGTCAAGGAGTTTCCAGATTTTACGACAACGGGAATTTTACAGGAACAGGAACAGTAAACTGGAATAATTCTAACATTCAACAGTTTACTCTAACCGGAACAACAACCCTTACTTTTTCTAACGGTGTTGGAGGTGGAATTTATACCACTAAAATAGTTCAAGGAGGGTCAGGATCTTACACAGTAACTTGGCCTGTATCAGTAACTTGGCTCAATGGAATTCCAACCCTGCAAACAGCAGTTGGAGAAGTTGATATATTTTCTTTCATGTTCGATGGAACAACCTACTACGGAACCAAAGTTCCTTCTAATGGAACTTCCGGAACAAGTGGATCTTCAGGTTCTTCTGGAACAAGTGGAGTAAATGGTTCAAGCGGTTCGTCAGGAACAAGTGGAAGTTCTGGTTCTTCGGGAACAAGTGGAACAGATGGATCTTCTGGTTCTTCGGGAACTTCGGGGATTTCTATAACAGGAGCAACTGGAGCACAGGGTCCAACAGGAGAAGCAGGAGCAACTGGAGCACAGGGAATACAAGGCCCAACTGGAAATGCAGGCCCAACGGGAGCAACGGGAGCAACGGGAGCAGCAGGCCTTGGACTGCTTGCTAAGAATCTCTACTACCCAGCAACAGGATTTGTGGAAAATGTGTCGAGCAGAACTTCTGTTCCGTCCCACATAAATTATGCTCCTGATATTGCTTCGTTTTTAGATTCAAATCCAGGCCCAACTGGACCTTATCCTTCAACCCTTTCTTTTTCGATTACGGATGCATCTTCCACTACAATTACAATCAGTCCTGATTATGCAGATATTCTGATTGGGGGATATCCAGCAGTTTCTGGATCTGCACTGGTTGCTCTAATCAATGCAGCAGCAGGGGCTTCCGGGGCAAACATTAGTGCTACTTTTACCCCAGTTGGACTGAACAACTGGAATTCTGTTACTATAACAGAAACCACCGGAGGTGTTTTATCTTTTGCTAACATTTCTCAGGATTCTTTCGGAACGAATGCTTTTGGTTCTGCACCACCAAGTGTATTTGGAATTATCACTGCTGGTAATTACGAACTTGCAGTTTCTTTTGCACAGCCTTTTGCTTCTACCGATTATTCTATCGACGTTCAGTGGCAAGATGTTCCAACAGGTTCTTGGGCAGATCTTTCAAATCAAGAAGTTTCATTTTCTGGAGATGCACAATTTCTAATTCAAAATAAAACTGCATCTGGATTCGACCTGGTTTTAGCGAACTTAAAAAATCCAGTAACAGAACAATGGGACAACTTCTACGTGCAGGCAATCGCACTTGGGGAAACTGGAGTTCCAACACAAGGACCTGCAGGCCCAACTGGAGCAACGGGACCAGCTGGAGTAGCAGGAGCAACTGGACCGCAAGGAATTCCGGGACCAACTGGTTCAGGATCTACGCTAACAGTCTATGGACCAACTGGATTTATTTCTTCTGGAATAGATACTATTGGGCTAACTGGTTCGGGAATTTCTTCAACTTCTCTTTCAGGAAGCAGAGTTGACTTTACCTTCTCAGGCGGTGGAGGAGGAGGTTCTACCCCAATCAGATTGACAAATCAAACATTTGCAACTGGGGGATGGTCTTTAGTTGGTTCTTACTACGAATATGTGTTTAGCAACGTAAATATCACAACTTCAACTGTGGTTGATTTCACCCCTTACAACGCAAGCGCTAACACAGTTACAACAGCACAAGTTTATCCTTATGTTTTTGCAACTGGAGGTTCAGGAACTTTCTACGCAGCTTATCCACCTCTTGCTGATATCACAGGAGACATTTTAATAACAACAGTTTCATAATATGGCATTTAACATACCTTCACAATGGGGATACGGTCAACAACCCCCGACTTCTGCACCTTTGCCGCCTTGGACAAGACCTGTAGATTGGCCCGTAATAACTGACGCTGCAAACGAAGTTCAGTTTTTAGTTTCGGATGCAGGATTTTTAACTTATGCCCTTAAAACAGCATTTACAAAACCTGCTTCACAAAATTTATACATCGATTGGGGCGACGGAACTACAGATACAGTTTCGACAAACACCAACACTTGGACTACCCACACTTATATACAAGGAGCAGGAACCCCTTGCTCCAGAGGCTATACAACTTGGAAAGTTAGAGTTTATACAGATGCTGGAGCTACAATTACAGATTGCAGAAATGATTCTAACAGTGGAGCTGTTTTACCTTATATTGCCAACACAATAGTTAATCTATGTGGGGTTCTGGAGGTTTATTTTGGGGATGGAGTTGAAATAGTTAATTTTGGTTCCATGTTTTATGTTAATCCGGGCCTTTTATTTAACATCTTGGAATATGTTAAATTTCCTTCAGATTTTTCCTATAATGTAGATGCTAATGCTTTTTCTTCTACTTTTCAAAATGCTTTTTCACTGGGAAAGGTTGTAATGCCAACTAATACGGGATCTACCCCGTTAGCTATGGCTAACACTTTTTTTTCTTGTTATTCTTTAACTGAATTTACTTGGCCTGCTTCGGGTTATTTTACAGCTGCTTCTTTTGTTTTTTCAACTTGTCAACAACTACAATCTGTTACCTTTCCCCAAAATTCAGATGCATTTGTAAATTGCACTCAATTAAACAGTTTATTTTTAAACTGTAGATTGTTATCAAGGATTGTAAATTTTCCAACTTCTCTCCCTGCATGCACCAATATTAACGGCATGTTCAACGGATGTTCTTCTATTACCCATATAACAATCCCAAGGCTGCTAACATCTGCAGGGGGAACAGTCAATTTTTCAAGTTTTGCAAATGCATGTCCACAGCTAAGACAAATTTCATGGGCAGGATCTTATGCTGGAACCCCTGTAAAATTAGATTCATGTCTAAACGCTTTCGTAGGTTGCACCAGTTTGTTGGCAGTTAGATTTCCGGAAGGAATAGATTTAGGGAGTGTGCAAACAATGTTTAACGGTTGTCGTAACTTAAAATCTGTTATATTTTCTTCGACTTGCACAAGCATAACAACCATGCTAAGCACCTTTAATGACTGCTTTGCATTGACAGAAGTTATTCTCCCTCCTACCGTTACAACTTCTGTGACAATGCAAACTTGTTTTCAAACTTGCTCCTCTTTAGAATCAGTTACATTTTTTAATGGAGGAACGATAACAAGTTTGGCTCAAACCTTTAATCAATGCACGAATCTTAAAACAGTTGTCATGCCTACTTCTTTGGCAAATTGCACTACTATGACTAACACTTTTACGGGTTGCGCATCACTACAAACTGTTTCTTTTCCTGCTAATGCTTCCCTTGTTACCACAATGGCTTCTTGTTTTCAAAACTGCATTTCTTTAGAATCAGTTACCTTACCAACTAATCTTAGCTCTCTTTCGACTATGACTTCAGTGTTTGCTGGGTGCTTTGTTTTAAATTCGATGGTATTTCCTGCTCTACCAGCAGCGACAAACCTTGCAGCTATATTTCAAACCTGTAGATCTTTACAAACAGTTACTTTTACAACAATAAATGCCCTTAATACCAGCTGGGCGAATGCATTTCAAGATTGTTCTTCTTTAATTTCAGTTACTTTGCCCAGCACACAACAAACTGCAATTATTGCATCTGGAATAGGTTCCATGTTTCTTCGTTGCACAAACTTAAAAACAATTAACAATTTAGACAAATTAGGAAATCCATCCACTGCTGCAACACTGTATCTTGATGCAAGTGTATCTTTCCAAAATACATGGAACATTACTTCTTCTTTAACTTTCAATGCTAAATTGTCTAAATTTAGTGCATGGGGGAATGCATCGGTCCCGGTGGGAGTTGGAATTAATAAAGTTTCTTCTGTTAGATTTCTAAATACAGGTTCAGGACAATGGGGGCTTTCTTCTTATCAAGTGGATATTTCAGTCACAAGTATGTCTACTGCAGCGATAGTTCAAATGTTTAACGATTTGGCTGCCCAACCAGCCGTTTCGGGTAAAATTATGAATATTACAAATGCAGTAGGAACTGCAGGATTAACCGCAGCAGATAGATTAATAGTTACATCAAAAGGTTGGACAATAGTCGGATAAAATTATGGTATACAAATTATTTATAGAAGAGGGTGAATACAGAGACAAAGTGTCTTTAGAACCCAGGTGCATGCTAAAAGGAAATATAGCTTGGACCCCAGAAGGAGAAAATGTTGGATGGGACACATTCGACACCGACGAAGAAGCTATGGAATTTTACGGAATAGAAAGAATCCCAGAAGAAGATGTTCAGCAATAATTTCTTATGGATGAATGGAGGATTGGCCAATGTGGATCGAGCTACATTGGTCTTGGGGCCGTTGGGAACATCTACCAACACAAATAAATTTTTCTTTTCGACTGATTTATCCGGAACGAATTTTTACGATGGAAGTATTTCAACTGGGACATCATCGACAAAAGCCAACAAAATAGAATTCAACGGCACCTACTTTGTTGCGGTTGGAACAAGTTTCAGTTCATCGG